GATGGGCCCTCATGGAGGCGCTCAAGAACCTGCTCGGCCAGTGCGAGAACTTCGGCCCGCAGGCCCCGGACGTCGAGGCCGCCATGGTCAACGCGAGCGATGTCATTCGTGCCGTGGGCGGTTGGGATGACTGACGACGACGCGCTCGCGCTGCAGGCCCGCATCCGGTGGCTCGAGGCCGAGAACGCCGATCTCCGCGAGTACATCGCGGCGTGGCACGCATGGGTACGGGCGTCTGAATCCGACACGCGGTCGGCAGCGCTCGAGACGCTTCTGCTGCTGATCGACCAGCGCCGACGCCGCGACGGCACGCTCCCGGCCGGGGCCGACTGAAGGGCATGACGATGATCTACGAGAACGCGCGAACGCTTGCGGACGAGCATGCCGTGGCGGATCGGCTCGAGCGACTGTGGGGCGTGCGAATGACCAAGCCGCCCGGGTATGGCCGCGACCGGATCATCCACGACCACGACGGCCGACTGCTCGGCACCGTCGAGATCAAGGCGCGAACCAACCCGCGTCTCCGCTATCCCACCTACATGATCGACCTCGCCAAGGTGGCCGCCATGAAGCAGGACGCCGACGACGGCATCGTGCCGCTGCTCGTCGTCCAGTGGACCGACTGGGCCGGGTACATCGAAACCACCGAATGGCGTTGGCGCGACGGCAGGCCCGACGGCATCGAGGTCGGCATGGGCGGCCGCCGTGATCGCAACGATCCCAAGGACATCGACCTCTGCGTCTTCATCCCGGTCGAGTGGTTCACGGCCGTCCAACTGGTTCCGAGGTGGCGATACACTGACGCATGGGCCGAGCCGAAAACATCATCCTCCGCGACGTCGAGCGGGCTATTGCCGTGATCTACGGCGAGCGCGCCCGGCTCGTCCGCGTGCAGTCGGGTCGGTTCGCCGTGGGCGATCGGTTCGTCCGTGGAGCCGAAGCCGGGACCGCCGACCTGCTCGGGGTCGTGGACGGCCGCGCCGTCGCCCTCGAGGTCAAGGCCCCCAAGGGCCGCCAGTCCGACACGCAACGCGAGTGGGGCGAACGCTGGACCGCCGCGGGCGGCTTGTACGCCGTCGTCCGCTCGGGATCCGAGGCCGTGGAGGCGGTCGCCCATGCCGCGGATCGTCCCCGGATCTAAGCATTCCCCGTGGGTGCCGTCCGCCGACGCCCGGGCGACACGCACTACCAGTCGCACACTCCAGACCGCCAGACGCAAGGCCGAGCGCGAGGCTAAGGCCAAGGTCCGCGCCATGCCGCCCGGGACGCCCGTGGAGGCCGTGTACCGCATGACCAGCGGTCCGGCATGGATTCGCCGGGGCACGATGGTCGCGTGCCTCCCGTGGCATCCAGAGCCCGCCGTGCTGGTCGCGGTCATCCTGCTCGACGACGGCACGACGATCCGGGTGGACGCGACCCGGGTTCGACGGGCGCGGGCGTGGTAGGTACACTGCCCCCATGACTACGGGCAACACCAAGGCAGTCGCCATCGCCGTCGCCATCGCGGCGGCGTTGGCTTTGGGTGGGTGCAAGACCAAGGCGGGAGCGGTTGGTGGATCGCTCCCGGCCGCAACGCAGGCGACGAAGGACGCCGCGTCTGAGGTCAAGGGGGCCGCGGGTACGATCGCCACAGCGAACGCCCGAATCGAGGCCGCGGCCCCCGCTCTGAAGACCGACACCGACGCCATCGCTGGCGGAGTCCAGCGCCTGCAGGTCGTCGCCGGATCGCTCGAGGCCACGGGCGCGACGCTCGCCACGGCCACGACCAAGGCCGCCGAACTCGAGGCCGCGCTAGCCGAAGCCAAGAAGCGCATCGACGACCTCGAGGCGACCAAGAACGGGCTCCTCGCCCGGCTCCTCGCCATCGCCGCCGTCGCCGGGCTCGGGCTCGCCGTCGTGTCAGGCGTTTGGCTCCGCTCGGGCGCTGGCGTCCTGACGGGCCTCGCCACGTTCGGGGCCGCGGTCGCGGGCCAGTGGATTCTCGAGTACCGCATCGTCATCGGCCTCACCTCGCTCGGCGCGGTCGGCGCATGGGCGGCGTGGTCGATGATCCGCGAGCGGGCGGCCGCCAAGCAGGTCGTCGCCACGGTTGAGGCGTTCAAAGGCCGGGTGCCCGACTTCTCCATCATCGCCAACGCCATCCAGACCAAGGGAACCAAGCAATGGGTGGACCGCATCCAGCGCATCATCGGAGCCAAGGCATGACCTCGGAGCAGGACATGAGCGTCGTCAACCTCATCAGCGTCGCCCGGGAGTCCATCGTGCTGCTCACGGTGGTCATCGTGGCGGTCATCGCTGGCGTCGCGTGGACGCGGTTCGTCGTGCCGTTCGCCCGGGCGCAGGCCGACATCTCGGCCAAGACGGCGCAAGCCTTGCAGTCGATCCAAGCCACGGCCGACGCCGTCGCACGGACGGCCGAGGCCCAGCGCGTTCACAGCGAGCATCTCGCCCGGATGGTGGAGCGGCTCGAGGAAGCCGACCGCATTAGGCGCGCCTGATATACTGGTCGCATGACAAAGCCGAAGGCGACGCCGGACGACGTGAGGGGCAAGGGGGAGCACGGCTACATCGCCGACGGCCTGCGGCACCTCGCCGTACCGCTCGACACGCTGACGCCCGACGCAGCGAACGCCCGGCGGCACGGCACCCGGAACATGGAGGCCATCAAGGCGTCGCTCGCCCGCTGGGGCCAGCGGCAGCCGATCGTCGTGCAGCGCAAGGGCATGGTCGTCCGCGCCGGCAACGGCCGACTCGAGGCCGCCAAGGCGCTCGGGTGGACCCACATCGCGGCCGTGGTCGTGGATGATGACAGCGCCGACGCCGTGGCATTCGCCATCGCCGACAACCGGACGGCCGAGTTGGCCGAATGGGACACCGAGACGCTCGCCACGCTGCTCGACACGCTGCCGACCGAGGTGAAGGTGGACACGGGCTTTACGGAGGCGGACCTCGACGAGATTCTCAAGGGGCTCACGCCCAAGGTGCTCGAGTCGAAAGGCACGCAGGAGATCGACGCCGAGTCGTTCAACGGACAGCACAAGTGCCCGCGGTGTGGATTCGAATATGACGAATGAGCATGCATGGAACCTGACCGACCTCGCCGGCGTTCCCAAGAACGGCGTGCGCGTCTTCACGACGTTCGCCTGCGGCGGCGGCTCGAGCATGGGCTACAAGCGTGCCGGGTGCGAAGTTGTCGCGGCCAACGACATCGACCCGGAGATGCAGTGGCACTACGTCAACAACCTGCATCCGCCGGCGTACTTCCTGTGCCCGATCCGCGACCTCATCGGAAGCGACGCGACCAAGCCGTACCAAGGCGTTGACATCCTTGACGGCTCGCCGCCGTGCAGCACGTTCAGCATGGCGGGCAACCGAGAAGCCGACTGGGGCAAAGACAAGCACTTCCGCGAAGGGCAAGCGAAGCAAGTGCTGTCAGACCTGTTCTTCGACTTCCTCGACCTCGCCGAGTGGTTGCGTCCGAAGGTCATCATCGCCGAGAACGTCAAGGGCATGCTGGTCGGCAAGGCCAAGGGCTATTGCAAACTCGTGATGGAACGGATGCGAGCGCTCGGCTACAGGCCGCAAGCGTTCCTCATCAACGCCGCCGACTGTGGCGTGCCTCAACGGCGAGAGCGAGTGTTCTTCTGCGCCGTGCGCGACGACGTGTCGGACGTTCGGCTTGTGCTGAATCCCAAGCACCGATGGGTGTCCGCGGCCGAAGCGTGCGAAGACGTTCAGCGGTTGACAGTTGAAGAGAAAGAGTTTAGTGCTCCATGCAACGTACATAAAAGAGAATGGAGATTTGCTAAACCGGGCGAATCGTATGGTAAATCAAGATTGCGTCGTGGAATATCGTGCAAGTTGTTCAGTTGGATACGACTTGCAAAAAATACGCCGTCGTCTTGCTTGACGGCTACGACCATGCAATACGCACATTGGATTGAATGCCGAAAACTAACACTTAGAGAGTTCAAGCGACTTGGATCATTCCCTGACGACTACAACGCGAAGACTATGGCAATCGGAAAGTACATGATCGGCATGTCCGTCCCGCCGAAGATGATGGAGTACGTCGCGCGCGAGGTCTGTCGGCAGTGGTTGGGAGTGAAGCCATGAGCGACATCGTCGCGGCCATCATCGACGGCAAGCACACGCGGGCCAACGTGCGAGCCATCATCGCCTCGCTCGAGGATCATCACGTGCGAGGCGTGCCGATCCCGCCGAAACTCGCGGCCGCGCTACCTGCCGTGTGCGGCAACCTGATGCAAAGCGACTCTCCCCGGGTCGTGGCCGCCGGCGCCAAGTTGGTGCTGGCCTGTCTCAAGCACAACCTCGAGGTCCACCAGCACGCCGACAAGATGGCGCGACTCGACACCGGGCAAGCGACCGAGCGCGTGGACGTCAAGTTGTACGACATCGCCACGCCGACCGATGCCGTATGAACCGCACGCCATACAAGGCCCTCGGTGCCATCGCCGACGTCTGGCGGTGCCGCGCATCGGAGATCCTCGTGCCCGGCCCGGCCGGTACGGGCAAGACTCGCGGCATCCTCGAGAAGGTCCACTTCTACCTGATGAAGTATCCGGGCACGCGCGGCCTGATCGTCCGCAAGACTCGCGCCTCGATGACCGAGTCGGCGCTGGTGACGTTCGAGACGTCCGTCGTCAACGGCAGCGAGTGCAACCTCAACAACCAGAGCCGCCGGAGCCGATGGTCGTACGACTACGCGAACGGCTCGACGCTGGTTGTCGGCGGGCTCGACAACCCCGACCGCATCATGAGCACGGAGTTCGACGTCGTGGCGGCGTTCGAGGCCACGGAGTTGACCGAGAACGATTGGGAACTGCTGACGACGCGACTTCGCAACGGTCGCGGCCCGTACCACCAAATTCTCGCCGACTGCAACCCCGCCGCCCCAACCCACTGGCTCAAGCGCCGGGCCGACCGCGGGCAAATGGAAGTGTTCAACGCCCGGCATCAGGACAACCCGATGCTCTGGGATACGGCCCGTGGCGATTGGACCGACCGCGGCCGAGCGTACATCGAACGGCTCGGCACGCTGACCGGGCACCGGAGGCTCCGTCTGCTCGAGGGTCGATGGGCCGCGGCCGAGGGTCTGGTCTATCCGGAGTTCGACGCGACGGTGCATGTCGTGCGGTCGATGCCGGCCGGGTGGGAGTCGTGGCCGCGTATCCGCGCCATCGACTTCGGCTTCATCCATCCGTTCGTGTGCCAATGGTGGGCGGTCGATGGTGATGGCCGCATGTACCTCTACCGCGAGTTGTACCACAGCAAGCGCACCGTGGCCGACCACGCCCGGCAGATCGTTGCGCTGTCGGCAGGCGAAACGTACCTCGCAACCGTGACTGATCACGACGCCGAGGACCGCGCCACGCTGGCGTCGGCGGGCATTCAGACCATCGCCGCGAACAAAGACCATCGCACCGGCCGCGA